CCTCGCTTTCGTCACCAATAATGTATAATCCGGGGAAAATGCTTCCGTTTTGATACGGGTCTGTACCGTTGTTACCAACACCTAATAAGGTAAGTCTAACACCAAACAAGGTAGCATCTAATATAGGAGATGTGGCTACACTGCCTACTGTGGCGCTGAAAATTGTATTGTTATAGGTGATGGTCTTTTTATAAGGGCCTAATACAACTTGGCTTGCGGCAATATACTGTTCGGCGGCCTGTGCGGCTCTATTGATAGTTTTAAAAGCATACGCAGGGCCACGTCCTCGTTTAAAAACTGGATTGTTAAGTTGTAGATCGTCACCGCCTATTGAAACAAAATAATTTGTCGGGCTAATAAAACTTGAATTATCTACATAATGCTTGGTTGCGGCTTGACTAGGATGATCTGTTTCAACAGGATCCCTAAACAAATACAATGCTCCAGTCATTGTACCGTAGATAGAATTAGCCATCCCGGTGAATTCATCAATGGTACTAATACCTGCTAGACCAATTTTTGTGTCAGCATATTGTTTGTTAACAACGTGTGTAGAACTAGTAGGTGGATATTGTAATAATTGAATGTTTTCTTTAATTGTACTAGATGAAATCTTGTTAGTACCAGTTAATATATACCCAGTTCTAGAAACAAAATTTTCATAGATCCATCTACGAGGAGCGGCGTCCCAATCATTACTTGGCGCACCTGGATAGATGTTAACAAGATTAAAGGTACCTTGCGCATCTAAGTCACCTGCTAGAGTAGGTGCTGTATCAGATTTAAGACTACTTGCAGAGTTACCGATCACTATACCAGATGCACTAGTTACTAAACTGATACCTGTGCTGGCATATAAAGTAACGTTTTGTATTTTTGTACCGTATTGATTGACCCCAAGTAATGCGTTTGGAGTTAAACTTGTCGGTGCTTCTTTTAAACGTAGAAAACTAAAACTGGCTCCGAATCCTAATAGATTATAAACGTCAGTAAAGTTCTGATTTACCTTTTGAAAGGCGGTGTAAATGCTGTCGCCAGTCCCGTCATTTGGTTGACTTCCGATGTTGATCAGTTGTTGATTAGTAGCCATAATTTCCTCTAGTAGCCATATTTATTCTGGCTTAAACTGCTGTGTTAATAGCAAATGTCGCTTAACAAGTATTTATTTGGAAATTGGCATAAGCCGAGTGTTGATAATATCCCAGTCAATGATCTTCCATTGATTGGCCAAATAACCGGCTTTGTCTGCTTGATAGTCTAATGCCCACGCATGTTCCCACCAATCAATAAGCAGGACAATATCGTTTTTAATTTCGTGATTGGCAATAGTTTTGATTTTACCGTCTTTGGCAAGATAGATCCATCCACTGCCCTGCATCTTCATTGCAGTTTCACCGAAGGATTCTTTAAATTTATCCCACGATTTATAGTGCTTTTCAATGAACTCTGCTGAGTTTTCAGTAGGTTTGTTGTTTGATTCGTATGATTTAAATTGACCAAAGTAAATGCTATGTAAAAAAGCTCCTGCTTCGTTGAAGTCTAAATCGCCTTCACCTTTGTTGTAACGATCAACATAGCCTTTATACAATTTACCAAAATGATAATCCATAGTGGCCTCACTAACGCTTTTTCCTAAACTATCTCGATCGTAGTTTAAGGAAATTTGTTTAAGTGGTCCGTGATCTTTTCCTTCTTGGATGACACGTTTGATAAAGTTATACATAGAAATATTTACCTATAAAACATCCGTATCATAAATATACACACTTAATTGAAAGGACTCCTATCATGGAAATTATTATTGGCGCAATCGTACTCGCAGTTATTGGTTACTTTGTTTTCTTCCGTAAAAAAGATGAAGTTAAAGTAGAACCAGTTGCAACACCCGCAAAGGCTGAACCAGTTATCCCAGCCGGGACAGAAGCCTCTATTGCGGCTCCTGCTACTACAGTGGCTACTACTTTAGATCCAGTGGCGGTTGCTCTTGACTTAGAACCTATGCAGATTTCTGCACCTGCTAAGGCTCCACGCAAACCACGTGAACCTAAGGTTGCAACACCTAAGGTTGCTAAGCCAAAAGCCGCACCTAAGGCCAAAGTTGCTCCTAAAGCAAAATCAAAGAAGGTTTAATTCTTTAGCTCGCTCGTACAAGGCAAAACTTGCTAGGTTTTTGCCTTTACTCTCACACATGATATCATGTGTGTTTAAAAAGCTCAGTGCCCAATCGTTCGTTGCTGTATTCCAGTAAAAGTCCGAGTGTGCTCTGAGCTTTTGCTTTTTGTAGCCATCTAACAATAGTTGTTTATGATCTGGTACTAGAATAGTGCTATGATCAACAAGATAGTCTTCTCGAGAGATTGAATAGTGACAAGTAGGGCGGACACCGCGCCAACTATCCAAGACACGCTTAACATTATCGCTTCTCGGAGAGATATACTCCCCTTCGCGAATCCAATGATGGTGAATATCGAGCACAATAGGAACGATATCGCTAATAGAAAGGCAGTCATTTAATCCCCATGAGTTTTCTTCGTTTTCAATTGTAATACAATTCCGGGCTTCGGGGGTAAGTCTTTTGTAGGCAGATCGAATGCCTTCGGGACCGGCTCTACCCGATATGTGTACATTGATTTTAAAGTCCTGAAAGGTTTGTCCATAACCCATCCAACGTGCCATGTCAGCATGATATTCAAATTCCTCTATACTACGATTAACTATGTCAGCAGACTCGCTAGCCAAGACTGTAAACTGCCCAGGATGGAAACTAAGGCGTACACCGTTAGATCGAGCAATATCGCCAATACCAGCAAAGCCTCGGCTACAGCAGTCAATAACATCCGGCCTACGCCAAAAATAACTCCAAGTGGATTCGGTATAGACAGGCAGTAGATCGCTACTAAGGCGCACCATACGAAGATTGTCTTCAAGTTGTCCTACCCTTTCTACCAATAGTTTAGTGGAAGCAAGATTTTGTTCCATGATGTCCCAGAGTTTTTGTTCTGCTACATCCTTGCTTTGTCTATTTAACCAAGCAACGGTAGTACTACCGGTGTTGTACTTTTTGGCATCGTCTTTGGGTTTGATGCCATCTACTTGTCCTGCATGATCAATCCATTTACAGGCAAAGCCGATTTTCTTAGTCATTACTTGCTTCTTTTGTTAGAGTACACATTAATTGGAAATGTTCGTAGGCCCTACGAACTGCCTCATGCTGTAGAAGTTTTTCTGCTTCTTGTGTCATTGCGGTTACTGCCGCTTCGGCCGCTTCTCTAGCACTAGGCCATTCTAAGCATCGAGCTTCCTCACCAAACTCCTTAATTAGATTATCCCACGCTTTGCGTTGTCCGGGAGTCAGTGGCGCTTGTTTTGGACGCATGGCAGTGGCATCCATAATCTTTCGACTGATAGCATCTTCTGCTACTCTACCTGCGGCAATCATCGCGGCATAGTTAGGATCAATATTGAACCTGCGACTACTGCCTCCGGGATAACACATAACCAAGTGAGTACCTTTTGGAAAACTATCCATATACTCGTTATCGTACTCTGCAACTGGAACATACTTACGTCCAACCTTTTCATAGTAGACCTTTTTCATCTTCAACTTTCTTGGTAAGAATTACAGTTCTATCTTCTTTAAGATCCCAATTAATGACATCGCCTTCTTTCCAACCTACTTCTGCAAGAGCTTCAGGTGGGAATGTTATGATAAGATCACCAGTCTCGGGATCTTCTTCGGGGGTAATGGTCCAACTTTTCATATTATTATTTTACACGATTCCACGGAAATAGTCAATGGTTTTAATAAGTCCTTGCTCCAAATCAATCTTAGGTTCCCAATTAAGTCTTGACTTGGCTAGACTAATATCTGGTCTACGCTGTTTTGGATCGTCTTGCGGCAAGGGCATTTGAAGAATTTGGCTGTTACTTCCGGTAAGTTCTATAACCTTTTCTGCCAATTCCCACATAGTAAACTCACCGGGGTTGCCGATGTTTACTGGTCCAATAAACTCGTCATCGTTGTGATTCATCATGGCCATCATTCCGTCCAAAAGATCGTCCACATAACAAAAACTGCGAGTTTGTTGACCATCTCCGTAGATAGTAATGTCTTTGCCTTGTAAGGCTTGAACAATGAAATTACTGACAACTCTGCCATCATTCTGTGCCATCCTAGGTCCGTATGTGTTGAAAATACGAACAATCTTGGCCTTTACATCATGAACACGATAGTAGTCCATGAACAGAGTTTCTGCCGCACGTTTACCTTCATCATAGCAACTGCGGATGCCAATTGGATTTACATTGCCCCAATAGTCTTCTGGCTGTGGATGAACTTTAGGATCACCGTAGACTTCGCTAGTCGATGCTTGTAGAATCTTAGCACCTGTGCGCTTGGCTAGCCCTAGCATATTGTAAGCGCCGAGCACACTGGTCTTCATTGTTTGAATTGGATCCCATTGATAATAATATGGACTTGCTGGACATGCTAAATTGTAAATCTCATCCACTTCCACATATAACGGAATACAAATATCTTGTCGAATAACTTCAAAGTTTTTATTATCTAATAGATGAGCAATATTGTTTTTGCTACCTGTAAAATAATTGTCAACGCAAAGAACATGATGCCCTTCTGCTACTAATCTATCGCAAAGATGACTACCTAAAAAGCCAGCACCACCTGTTACTAATACTTTTTTCATTTGTTTCCTTCTGTAGGTTCTACTATACCGTATTGTTTATAAAGCCAATTGATAAATCTTTCAATTTCTTTACTTGGGTAAGGATATGCTCGATATGCCGTAGTTACTTTCTCTAACCAATCTTTATCTGTTAAATTCATATTAATTCCAGTGTCGAATCACTCCTGCTATAATAAAGCAGTTTGTTATTATATAGCATAACACAATGGCAGTACGAACAAAAGCGATTTTATCCGCTTCTGCATCTGTACTGCCACTTTTTTCTCCAAGAGCCTTAGCCCAGAGCCGCCACATGTTTTTAGCCTTCGTATGTTGCCGAGTTTCCTGCATGTTCGAATACTTCAGCAGATTTGATTCTTACTGTTGGGTTAATTGGATAACGCATATCCCCGCTAGCCAAAAGTTCTGCCATCTTATCATATGCCATTTTGGCA